GAAGACGATATGAGACAGCCAGGAATATCATTCTGGTAGGAGAAGGAGAAATGTTGAGTAATTGGTTTAAATGGTTAATTAGGCGGTTGTTGATTAAGAATACAACCCAAAATGAAATACTAGAGATTGAGATAAGAGAACACCAGGGTTCTGAGAAAGTAAGCACGATGAAACAGGCTTACGAATATTACCGAAACCAAACGGATATTCGAAAGAAAAAAGTGGATGTGGACTGGCGGACGAACTCAAGGATTGAATTGGGTTTGTTCAAGAAGTTGGTAGACCAGAAGGTCGGTTATCTGTTTTCTAAACAACCGACAATCTCGCTTGAAGGAGAAAAATCACAAGATTTCCTAGATAGTGTGTTTGACGAGGACCTTTTATCTACGATAAAGTCACTTGGTAAGGAAGCAGTGATGAAAGGGATAGCCTACGGCTTGCCTTATTACGATGAGAACGGCCGTCTACGCTTGTTTAAAATCCCAAGTGAACAGATTATCCCTTTTTGGAAAGATGAGCGTCATTTAGAACTATCTGCCTTTGTGCGAGTCTATAATCAAGCGGTCTACGAAAGCGGAGTAAAGAGGACTAAAACCTTTGTAGAATATTACGACGAACAAGGAATTACAGATTATATCTGGACAGGTGCACACCTCGAACTCAATCCGCTATCCAAGGAGACCAAGGGGAATTTTTATTATGTCAACGCAGACGGTACACGGATTCCTTATACTTGGGAGAAAGTTCCTCTGATTCCATTTCGTTACAACGAGTATGAGGACAGTCTTTTAGTCCAAACTAAGTCTTTGATTGATAATATTCAACTTCAAATGTCTACTAACGCTGATATGTTGGCAGATATGCCGAAGCTGATTTATGTTTTGAAAAACTATCAGGGCGCAGACTTGGGCGAGTTCATGAATAACCTGAATAAGTTCCGCTCTATCAAGGTTTCTAGTGATGGTGGTGTAGATACCCTACAAGCAGACAATGATACTAGCGGAGTTGAAGCAGATATCGAACGCTCTCGTAAGTTCTTGTATGAGGCTGCACGAGCCATTGATACCCAAGATGATAATCTAGGCAATGCAAGTGGTCAAGCTCTTAAATGGCGCTATACAGACCTTGATTTGGACTGTAATGAGCTAGAAAATGAGTTCCAAAAAGGTATCAAGCAATTCCTTTGGTTTGTAGAACAGTATGCAGTTAATAAAGGAGTAGCGTTTGACTCATCTAAATTTACTTATGTCTTTAATCGTGACATCATTTCAAACGAGTCTGAAGCAATTCAAGACTGTGTGAACTCAATCGGTATCTTAGACGACCTAAGCATTCGTGAACAACATCCATGGTATCAACCAGAGGTTGAGAAACGGTTGAAAGAACAACAGGAACAAGGACAAGATCCATACTCTCAGACTAATTTCAAAAAGGTAGATGAAGATCATGACGACCGAGAACAAGAAAAAGATAGATGAGTATTGGACTGAGCGTGCTTTACAACAGGAACAAAACGCTCAGATAGTTGCTGATAGGTATATGGCCCAGATTGGTCAGTCCTTAGCAGATTATAAACACCAGCTGGTTTCTGAGATAGAGAAGTTCTATGCCAGGTATGCAGTTGATAATAAAATGACTCATGCAGAGGCCAAGCAATATCTGACAGATAAAGAGCGTAGAGAGTTTAAGCATGTAACTCTTGAAAGATTCCGTGAGATGGCTTTAAATCCCGATACACCGACACCGTTGTTGGATGCCTTGAGCTATCGCCATCGTATCAGTCGAAAGGAGGCTTTGCTTGCCGAAATTGAGCGTCTAACGGCTGAACTATACGGAAAGCCAGACGGCATACATGACAAGGTCACAGAGGCTCTGAGCGACGTCTACATCAAAGGTAAAATCCATCAAGCTAAGAACTTGGCTCATTTCGGAATCATAGAGAAACCAATATTGGGTGTCGATGCAGTTAAGCATAAGATGGCTAGTAACTGGAGTGGTAAAACATTCTCAACGAATGTGTGGGGACACGATGCAGCTGTTTATAAATCTATCGGCGATACAATCAATAAAGGCCTAACAGGCGGTTGGTCTATTGATAGAATGGCTAGGGCTCTTTCTGAACGTACAGGAGTTGCCTATCATAGGGCTGATACGCTTGTCAGGACTGAGACGACCTTTTATAATAACCTCGCGACGCTAGATACTATCAAGGAATTAGGTGGCGACCATTACGAAATCGTAGCGGTATTAGACAGTCGTACAAGTGAGATTTGCAGGTTAGAAAATCACGAGGTTCATTCTGTTAAGGAATACGAACCAGGTCGAACCGCACCGCCTTTTCATGTTCGTTGTCGTTCTACTATCAGGCCTGCAGTCAAGTCTGATAAGAAAGGCAAGACTGATAGGACAGAAGAAGCAGAACAGATTAGTCCGTATCTCGATATATTACTAAATAACGCCCCTGTAAAAATGGCAAAAGAGCAACGTTCTCTGGATGAAATCTTTGCAGGTTGGGAGCGTGAAGGGGAAGCTGTTCTTAGAGGTGTTAAGGAATCTAAGCCAGAAGTGGCTGACAAGGTTTTTGTAGCTGATAAACCAAGTGAAATAGACGACTTCTTCAAGAAACAAAAGTCTTATCAAAAGTGGTATAATGAGCTTACAGAGGAAGAAAAGAATGCCATTTACACTTACACTGGAAGTGATTACCGCAATTTTAATAATATTAAACGCTTTGGAATTGATAAAGCGTTTAAACTTAGTGAGGAATTTTGGCTAGAAGAACACGGTGAAGCCGATTTAGATCTTGCTTTGAAACGAGTTAGAGAAGCAAAATCTAAAATTCCTTTCCTTGAAAAAGCTTTATCAGATTTTGCTCCCGAGAAATCGTTTAAAGCGTATAGAGGTACTGGTTCTGTTTCGGCTTTAGGGGAAGATTTAGGATATATGAATTTAGAAGTTGGTCAAAAACTTACTTTGGACAAGTCATTTACTTCCTTTAGTTTAGACAAGAATTACGCTAGAGAGTTTGCAATAGATGGCGAAGGTGCAGATATTCTGTTTGAAGTCACTGTTAGAAAAGGACAAAAAACAGGCGCCTATATTGCTAAACTATCTGACTTTAATCCTGAAAAAGAATATCTGATGAAACCTAACTTGAAATACAATGTTGTTTCGAAAAAGGAGACAGAAGACGGCTTACTTATTTATGGTTTGGAGGTGTTGGAAAATGGGTCTTGATAAAGATTTTGTACAAAAGATTTTTTCTAAGAGAGAAGATAGAGTAAATAGGTCTATTTTTGTGAAACCTGAAGAACTTATTGAAATATCTGATGAAGATTTGAGTTATTTTGGTGAAGGTATTTTTTATTGCCTTCCTCGTAACCAGTACGTAATGGATCATAAAGATGAAATTAGAAAAAAATATAACTTATCTAAAGAAATGCCAAAAATAAATGGTATATATTTACCTACATTCTTAAAAATGAGGGCATGGACAAGAATTTGGAAAACAAAGCCAAGTTTAAAGGAAATAATCGAAATGACAAAAAAAGAAAGCACCTAGAGAAATCTAAGTGCTTTTCTTATGCTTAGAAAGGTATCTAACATGAAAGTTAAAGAAATTTGTAAAATAATGAGTAAAGAAAATTATATTCACGTATACCACGGAAATAAGTATTTGAAAGGATATTCTCCTATTGATTTTTTGGATTGTGAATTAGAAGTTAAAGACATCTATGTAGGTGATGCCGAAGATATTGTATTTGAAACCTAACCGCATCGAAATCGAGGCGGTTTTCTTATGCTCTAACCGTATGGAATCCCGTACGGTTAAATTTATATGTTGGAGGTCTTACCTTGAGGAAGTATACAAAAATAGCACTAACAATTGCTGTAACCGTCATTACAACAAAGCTAGTGCTACACATAGAAGAACAGCGAAAAATCAGAAACTTACATAATTCAATTAATAAACTAATCGATAGTAAGAACTTCTGACAATACGCTATATATTAGACGTTTGGAAACTTCAATTGGATAATCTAGTTGGAGATAAGCAAATTCATCGGATTTTGACTTATCAGGATTATCAATATAATTTTCTTTTATTTCTTTAGCCATTTGAGTGAAAATTTCTTGGCTTTTCTTAGAAATTAAAGTTTCCAATTCAGATTTTTTCATAATCTCACCTCCTTTTGTCTATTATACAACTAGGAAAGATTATAAACAATCGCCCTAAGCATGGCGTTAAAAGGCTTTTTTACTTTACCAAAATGTCGTGGTCGTTGCCACGTTAAACAAACGTACAGGAGGAAAAGAAATGAATCGTAAATTTTTGGAACAGTTAGGATTGACTGAAGAACAAGTTGAAGCAGTTATGTCTGAACACGGGAAATCAACACAGGACTTACAAGCGAAGGTGTCTGCTGCAGAAGATAATGCCAAGGGCTTACAGGACCAGTTGAAAGAGCGTGATATGGACATGAAACAGCTCAAACAAGACGCTGAAGGAAATGCTGACCTACAACAAAAATACTCAGACTTGGACAGTAAGTACAAGACACAACAGAAGGAACATGAACAGCAACTCAAGACAATGCAGTTAGATCATGCTATTGAAATGCACTTGAGTGGTAAGGTTCATGACGCTGGAATCGTGTCTAGTTTACTAGATAAGTCTAAATTGGGATTAGGTGACAACGGAGCGGTGACTGGATTAGATGAACAGTTAACAGCTTTGAAGGAATCTAAAGGCTTTTTATTTGCTCCAGAAAAGGCTGTAGAACCACACATCGCTGGTGCTAAGCCACAAGGAACAACACAAGAAGAAACAGTTGCTAACGACCTGACAACGCAGATGATTAATGCATTTACGTCAGATCTATAATCAAAAAATAGAAAAGAGGAACAGATATGCCAGCAACATTGAACTATGCACAGGCTTACCAACAAGGTTTGCAAAAACGCTACAGTGAAAACGGATTGTTATTCACTCAAAAGCTATGGAACTCTCCATCCAACACACTTTTGAAGTTCACAGGCGCTAAAGAAGTAAAAGTACCACGTCTTTTGATTAAAGAAGGACGTAAAGACCGTACACGTCGCACGATTACGAATATTGACGCTAACTATGAAAATCAATGGGAAACATACACATTGACTAACGAGCGTTACTGGTCAACACTAGTAGACCCATCAGATGTTGATGAAACTAACTATGTTACTTCCATTGCTAACATCACTAAAACATTCAATGATACTGAAAAAGTTCCAGAAATGGATAAATTTATGGTATCTAAATTGTTCTCTCGTAAGAAAGAACTTGATACAGAAAGTAAACAAATTAAGTCATTGAATTTGACTGAGGAGAACTTCCTCGCAACATTCGATGAGTTGATGGAACAAATGGACGAAGCTGGAGTACCAGCAGAAGGTCGTGTTATTTTCTGTACACCAGCTGTTAAACGTATGATCAAGAACATCAAGCAATTCGGTCGTACAGTTAACATCCACGGTCAAGGTACAGTGATTGACCGTTCAGTTGGTCGTTTGGACGATGTGACTATTGAGACAGCTATTCCATCTGACCGTATGAAGACCTTGTACAACTTCACAAACGGGGCTAAGGTTGACCCAACTGCCAAACAAATCCATTTCTTCTTGATTCATATTCCGTGTATGGCGGCGCCACAAAAATATGACTTTGTAGGTCTTGATGCACCAAGTGCTGCTTCAAGTGGTAACTATAGATACTACGAACAATCTTACGATGATGTATTGCTATTCAAGACTAAGCACGAAGGTCTAGCATTTGTCGTCGCACCTTAAAAGGAGGATAGAAAATGTTAACAGTAAAAAAGGATAACCGTGTCCTCAACATTGACGAGTTGGAAAAAGTAACCTTCCTGGAAGATGGTTATGATGTGGTCGAAGTTCGTGACGGTGAGTACGCTGTAGTTGAATCTGCTACTGGCGGACGCACTTACACCATTCAAGAGTACAGAGCAGTAGTTGCTGAACGTGACCAAGCTCTAGCTGAACGTGATAATGCTCTAGCAGAGCTTGATAAATTAGCTAAGAAATCCGCTAAGGACGATAAGTAGAAAGAGAGGTTCTGCTGATGGAGAAGATGACATTTGAAGAAATCCAAAAGCATAATGAAAATGCAAGACAAGCCTTAATTGACTTGTACGAACAACGTTATCCAGGCTATCCAGAAGAGTTAGTGGTCGATGAAGTCATGCAGAACATTCTTAACTACTGTAATCGTGAGGATTTTCCTTTAGAGTTGCGATTTGTGGCCATTCAGATGGTTTATGTTGTTTGCAACCCTGACCAAGCTGTCCAAGGCAAGAATATTTCTGTTGGAGATACTCGTGTCGAATTGAGCAAGTCGGATGTTGCCAG